ATATTCCGTAGGATCGAAAGGAAGAAACGAAACACCGGACACAATATCAAAGTTCTCGTAAACCCACGAAGCAACAGGAAGCCATTCATCCTCCGCTACGGAGATTGTCACCGAAGGTTTATGCTCGCACCAGTTCTCTTGGAACTCTTTCCAAATATCGAGGAAATCAACAGCCGATACCTCGTTTCGAAGAATGGAGTTCCGTGGAGCTTGCTGCGGGAACGAGAAAACCAACGCAGAAGGGTTGCGTTTATCCTGTTCATGTGGAACGCCAGCGTCCACAAGGAACTGACTGATTGGGTCTTTAACATCATTGCGGACTGTTCGGAGATAATATTTGCTCCAACGCGGATGAATCCCAGAGGCAGAGTTAACAAGTTGAGACACAGTGCCACTAGGCTTAACGCAAGTAATGGCAGCACTCTTAGGAATTCCGAGACGCTCTGCCCACTCTGCGTTAACTTCATTCGCAAGCTGTTTAAGTTCACTTAGTATACTCCGCCCAGAGGCCCATCCCCACTTAAAGAGCTCTTTGTTGTCGGCGATGCCCGTGAGGCTGACTCCGAGAAGTCTTTCTTCTTCCGTGTTCTTTTGCCAGATTTTACGGAGGTAGCGGAAGTCCGTGAAGGTTGACTGAATTGTGCCGAGTATTGTAGCGAGGCGAACTTTCCTTCGAAGACTATCCGCTGTGTCTTCAGCTCTGACAACAACTTCCGTAAGGTTGCAGAATTGAAAAGGTCGGAGGATGATCTCTGAGCATGGGTTAGTGCCAAAGTCATAGTTCGGGTCGCGTTTGCCAAGCTTTTCAACGATCCTTCGAGAAGCGTCTCGATTGAAGATTCCTCGCTCACCGGATTTACTGTCATATAAACTTTTCCATTCCTTAAGAAACTCACCCACTTCGGGTTTGCCATTATATACGGCGGAGTTATTTGCTAGCTGTCTGTAGACGTGGCCGTCCCACCAAGACCCAGACTTGGCCTTTGCCATAGGCTCAGAACCCAAGTCAGACAGGGAGATCATGGCGGAACGACGCACGCCGCCGACGACTACTACGTCAGCGACCATACACATCAGGTCGTGACATTCCAGTGAGGTTAGCCGACGTCCGGCGGCACCTCGGAAAAGCCGTACGGTAAACTCAAAAAGCCGAACGAGGGGTTCTGGACCAGAAGCTCTTCCTCCAAACGTTCGTAGTCTTGCACCAGCAGGTCGTACTCCGCTGACGTCCCATTTGGGGATCTGACCTGCAATAAGCAGGGTGATGAGTTCTCGGAAGGACTTAGCCCATCCCTCTTTACTATCTGCAACGACAATAACACTGTCTGTGTGATCGAAATTCTCCGTAATACGTGGTAGCTGAGAGACGTATTTCTCTTCAACTGAAAAGCCCACGCCTGTCCCGCACATAAGAATGTACATCACCTCGTCGAAGGAGCGTGGGCTGTCTACCGGCAGATAAGCGCAGTTATAAGCACCGACGTTGCACCTATCCAAAGCAGGACCGGCAGTCATCATTGCCCGCATACTGGGCATGACTTCCATATTCTTAATGGCTTCGTGAAGGTCCAACTTAATTTGATAGCCTTCATCGCCTATGGTAATCTTCTCAAAGTAATAATTAGTAAGGCGGGCTACAGTTTCTTCCCAAGTCTCTCGTCGTCCTAGATCATCGCGCCAACGAGCGTAGCGTGACGCATGTATAAACCTTTGATAATCATCCATCCGCGTTGACGAACTCCTTCATAACATCTAGTGAGATCTGAAAAGCGGACAGACCTGTTGACATTTCAATGAGGTTCTCAACCCCTACGCATATCATGTTAGTGTCTACACCCTTGTCAAAGGTGGCAGAATAGTCTCCTATTGCGACGGTTACAGTACCGTCTGCATTCTTAGTAATTACTGGATTATTCATTCTTTAGGTGCTTTCCCTATTCCGAAGTAGTCAAACAGGTCTTCTTCTGCCTCGTGTTCGTGAATGTCATCAATGAGGTGAGAACGTTTATCACGTATATGTTGGGCTCTAAACCTGCGATCACGCAGCTCTCGCGCGAGGTAGTTTCGGCGCCGTACTTTTCTCCGTTGCTTGTTGTTCAGTTCCATAACTCAATTCTCTAAATCTCTTCAGGAATTCCTGCCGTGCCCTCTTTGGATTCCAACACTGAATATCCAGTTCGTATGGTTCACAATCCAAAAGCCAAAAGTGATCGTTGTTATACGTAATTTGCGCCGCTTCTGTACGATACATTCTACCATCTGCAACCTTTACGTCACGAGGATAGGGATACTGATACCCATATCGTTTAGAAAGAAACTCGCTAATGGAATGGTCTAACTCTTTATACTTAGGACCTATGAACTGTTTCAACACTGAGTTGACATCACCTATGAACGCTTCTGGTGCATCATGCATCAAACCTTCAAAGGCCATTTCCTTAGGAACAACATGGCTGACGTTAACACAATGTTCCGCCACAGAATAAAAGCAATCATCAATAGTGTGGCCGGTATATCTACAAATCTTACTCAAAGCGTTTGCAATATCATCAATATTAAAGATTGATTGATTATGGTCAAGATAATCGAAGTAACCTCTTCCCACTGAGATCTTACTCTCGTTGGTGATTACTGCGGCATCTTGCTTAGTTAGAATTTCCATTTTCTTTCTCTCTTAGGATGAGCTCAAGTCGGGCTAAGGCGTTCCAAACTTCGTGTGAAAGGTGGAGCTCTCCGCTATCGGGATCAATTTCCTCTCCCATAGCGTCGTAAAGGTTATGTCGCTCTTTCCCATCCGCATAACGATTGATACCGTCTTCTACATTAGCCCAACCGCCCCAAGCATATTTCTGAGCACCGAACGTACTAACTTTAGCCACCGCTAAAAGCGCACGAGGAAAGTATTGAATTACTCCGCGAAATACGCAAGGCTTTCCTCCGTCATACTTAATTGCTCCTGTGCCGATCTTGCTAGGATCGTCGGGGGTAAACTCCTTATTCGGAGCGGCCAGCACCTCGGGTTTTCCGATCACTTCCATCAAATTCAACTTCTTTCTCCGCTAGTTTCTCAAAGTGTTCATGAAGGACTCGCCAGACGTCATCGCCTTCGTTACCGTCATACACTCCGTAAAAGAAAAACGACTTACTCATCAACGTCTCCTACGTCTTCGTATTCCATCAACTCTTTCAAATCATCAAGAGCGTCATCCACTTCATCGGGAAATGCCGATATAATATCATCTACTGTAATTCCGAGACACTCCGCAAAATCTCCCGGTTCAAAGTAATCACAAATAGCTCTGCGGAGCATCTCGTCCATTCGTTATTCTACTTTCTTTTTACTTAGCCAACAAAAGAGCAATCAAGAACAAAATGAGAACACTAATCAACATCATGCTACTTTCTTTCTCTTTCCGCTGAACCACGCACCACACTTATTACACTGATGCCGTTGAATTTCGTAGTATCGGGTGTACCTTTTACCCCGACGTTGTGTCTTCTTACTGTGACAAGAAGGACAGACTTCTGCGCCGATTGCTCGTAGAAGAGGATGATCCAGCATGTAAGGTTTAAGATACTTGTACAACCTCTCTGTGATGATTACATCACCCTTACAATAATCAACCATCCTACGGCGAGCCTCTCGGCTACCTGCCATAACCTTACGCCACAACGGAAAGCCTTCGTGTTCGACCTTCTTACCAATTCCTAGATACTGGACGATGTAGTCCAATTTGTTACTAAGGAACCGGAAATGACCCTTGGCGACCTTCTGCAAGTCAATGTGGGTCAGCGGTGGCAGTGGTGCAAGCTTGTAGCGAGCTATCTCTGCTCTAATCCACGGAATGTCGAACCTAATACCGTTCTTACTAATAAGGGCATCTGCCTCAGAAATCAGCTCGATAATTCGATTGAGCATTTCTTCCTGAGACATTTCCCAGTTAGTAAGACAGTGTGTCTCTTTGTCGCCTACAAACTTGTAACCAATACATAGGATGTATGGGTGTTCTTTAATTTGATCGACGCCAAAGTTCTGATTGTACAGTCCCCAACCGAGCAATTCAGCCGGTGCTGTCTCAATGTCTACTACTAGTAGACGTGGATTATCCATCAGTCCGCCGGAGGATTAGGAGCTTCTTCTTTCCACCAAGAAAGTGGAATAGTGCCTTCATGCCAAGGAAAGCCGTGCTTTTCTGCCCACTCCCAGTTACGGAGTTTAGCTCTTTTATTTCGTTTACCATTCGCATTTTGAAATACAAACCTTATGTCTAAGTGGGGATTGGACTTCTTTACCGCGATCATCTTCTTACAGGACGCGGCGTCCAAGTACCCCTTAGCCTCAACTATGATACCATTCGGAAGAATGAAGTCAGGCAAGTAAGAACCACGCATAATGTAAGGAATGAAATGTGGTTCGTGAACAAGAGACTTGCGGCTGCGCTTGGCAGCGTCCCAAATAGCCTCTTCGAATTTGCTACGGAAATTAGGCGGGGTCGTCTTCGGCATTCACCGGAGTAACTATGAGTGACAGTAGTGGCGCGTGGTATTCACGAATGATGTTACCAGTGCGATAGAACCGAGCCCGCCCGTCTGCTACGTCGTGGAAGTCGGCAGTAAAAACGTCAACACGTTCCTCTACTTCACCGCCCCAGACCAAGTAATGTACTTCGTACTTCCGTAGGGGTAGGATGACAAGTTCGCTAATAATATTACCTTCCATATTTGGCAGCGAGGGCTGCCGTTGTTTCTTCTACCTCTTCAAGGAAGAT